GCTAGTCTCACTGTTATCTGCATAATCTTGAATAGCTGTTTTTAATGTTGCAAGTGTAAAGCTCATTAGTTTGTAATTGATGTTGGACCTGCGCTTGCAAATCCTCCACCACCTTTCTGTGTAAATGAAGCAGTTGTTCCTGCTGGGAACGAATAATTGTTCGTATCTATATTTGTAATTGTAAAACCAGAAGCAGAATTAATTGTTGAAGCAGGTATACCACCCACACTTTGTGCATCTCTAAACCTTACTGTATCGCTTGTTGATCTACCATGATTTGGCTCATTTACTGTTACAGTTGCAGAACTAGCTGTTGTAGTAAAAGCATTTAATGGCAACAAGTTAGGGACTGCTGTTTCAGTTCTGTCTGGTCTAGCATCTCTTATAGCTTCTAGGTCTGTTCTTATTCTAGGTGGTGTTAATTGTGGATGCTTTTCTTCATATTCATCATATCCAACAATACTTCCATTCCATTCTTTTCTCATATCTTTAATACGATAACGGAATCCAGATCTATCTGATATTCTATAAGCATATTTACCCTGTGCAAAAGCCATTAACCCACCTTGTAATATGACAATTGTGGAGTAACTTTAAATGCAGATCTATCTCTATCTTCTGCCATAGCTCTCTCAAATTCTTCTTCATACACAGTTTTTAATAACTGTATTCTATCAGGCGCACGTTTCATAGCAATGTAGTAAGCTAATCCTGCTGTAAGACAAGGATAGAATCTAAAAGGCACTTCCATTGTATTAATTTGTGTATCTGCATCTTGTATTCTTGTTAAAGCATCATAGACTATAACATCTGTGCTGTTTTCGGGAGTGGGGTATATTTTAAGATTTGGAGTTATTTGTCTATCTAAAAAATATTGAGTAGGTCTACCAGTTGTTGTTTTAACAGGTATGTTAGTGAATGTATCTCTTGATACTCTGCTCATGCTAAAGTCTGTCCCACTACGTCTAACGACAGCACTTAATATGTCAATAACATCAGTTCCCAAACTGTAATCTGCATCATCTGCTGTTAGAGCTTGTGTTCTTTGCTCTATAGTCCATTGATTAAGACCACGATTTGCCCACTCTGCTAACATGATGTTCATAGAACGTCTAGCTGTTTGCAAATCGTAGCCTGTCTTAGCTTCTAAGCCACATCTCTCAAAAGCTTCTTCAATGTACTCAGCGACATCTAATTCAAAGTTTGTGGAACTTGAAAGAGCCATTAAGCCTTACCACCCTTTCTCATTTTTTTAGCCATGCCACCACCACGCATCTTCTTTGGTTTCATAGCCATACCACCACCTCTCATTTTTTTTACTTTTGCTTCGCCACCCATCATCATTTTAGCAGCTTTTTTTAATTGATCGCCCATAGCGTTCATTTTTCTTGGACTCATTGCCATTTTAGTCTCCTATAGTAAGTTTCACGTTGCTTATAAATGTCTTCAACATCATACCTATTATAATAATTATCATAATATCCAAGTTTCTTCAATTTATTTGCACTTTCTTGAAGTTTACTTAGTCTTTGTACGAATATTAAAGAATATTCCTCACTAACAATTTCGTCAAAAGAACCATCATCTATTAGCTCATTTACGTCATCATCAGGGTGGAATCCCATTAACCAAATATCTCTTTGGTCAAATTTGTTTTGATGTATCAATTCATTTAAATTTGTAAGGTTGTTATGAAATATTTCATTGCTTTCATAACACAAGTCTATAACAATAATTAATTCTTTTGAGTCGTGAAATTTGTTTATCAAAGAGTAAACTATGTCATAATTGTTCGTAGTCTTTAAAGCAAAACCAACTTTGTTATTTTTCCAAGCAGCTTTTGCATAGGGACATGAAGGCAAGTTATTGTAATTTTCATTAGGGATTTCTAAGGCGTATTTAGACCAAGCTTTTATTTCGTCACAAATTTTTTGTTCTAAACTCATTTTTTCTTTCTTCGCCTTACTGCTTTTACTCTTCTGGGCTTACCTGCTGGTTGACCTAATCTTTTCTTTTGAGCTATACGTTTTCTTTTTTCAGAAGCTGACATCTCAGATCCAGTTTTTGGAGTTTTGCTGGATATTCTTTTTGATGGTCTGCAATAAGGTGTGCCACGTTTTTCACCTTTTTGTCTGCCACAAGCCTTGCCAGTTCTTTGATCCTTCCAATCTTCTTTAAACCATCGTTTAAGAGCAAGACCTGCTTTTGTTTTACGAACAGCCATTATCTAAACTTTGTTACTTTTCTTCTTTTGTTCATAACAACACCACAACCTCTTGCAATGTTTGGATTTTTTGTTTTTCTCTTACGAGTCCTTTTCGGCACAGAGCCACCATTCTTTAGCTCAATTACACCACCTTCTGCCTTCTTTTTAGCTTTCTTTTTACCACCAGTTCCGTAGTTAGCTGCTCCCACCTTTCGGCATTTTGCAATAGCCCCTGAAGCATAAGCTGATGGAAAAACTCTGTAACGAGCTTTTACTTTATGATAACAAGCGTCTTTAGGCATAATATCTTCCTTTCAATATTTTCCAACAGGTACACCAATATTTTCTCTTCATACATTGAGGACAATCTTTTAATGGCTCACCTCTTGCTCTTAGAACTTCTCCTTTTTTTAGCGGCACAATGTGCTTTTTCAGAAAATCCTTTAGGTCTTCTGCAATTGATTTTCCGTTTCCTCGCATTACTCCACTTCCTTTTTTGGGGAGGTTTCGACACTTGACGTGACATTTGTGACCTGCCCATTACCATTAGAAAAACTTCTCAAGAACTGCTACTCCTATGATAACTCCATAAATACCCCATAAACGAGCATCTAATTTGTTAAGTTTATTGTTAATACCATCAAATCTAGCATTACATACAGATTCATGTTTTTCTAACATTTTTAATAATTCTTTACTTGTCATCTAACACTTCCATCTTCTTCTTGCTTGCCTCAAACGACTATTTGGATTTTTTGCCGCTTTTGGAAACTTTTTCATTTGACCTGCTGATCTAGCACAGAATGACTTTCTTCTTTTTGCTGATTTACTTCCAGCTTTAACTTTACCTGTAACAGCAGTTTTAAGCTTACTGCCTGGATTTTCACGTCTGTAACGTGCAACTCCAGCTTTAGTCATTCCCGCTCCACTCTTTGTGGAACGGAAATACTTTTTAGTTTTAGGAGGCTGTTTATCCTGCTTCCTAGCCATTAATAGCTCTTTCTGACCTGCATAATTACAGTGTAAGTATCTGCTGAACTATGTCCTACAGTTGTAAACATAATATCACCAGTTACACCAGAACTAGCTGGATTTACTAAACCACCGAATGATGTGTAATCGTGATGTCCACTTTGGTTTTCACCTAACTCAATACAAAAGTCATCTGTAGAAGCATCGAATAAAATTTTAACTTTCATTCCATTACACTGCCACCACATCTTTTCTATGGTAACTCTTGTGCAAGCTTCACCACGAACATTTGTAGCTAATGCAGAGACATCTACTTTTTTAACTGCACTTTCACCAGATCCATCAGAGATATTAGTAAATTTAAAAACAGCAATTTGATTACCATCCTGTAAGGTTTGAGAGGTAACTGCGTCTGCCATATAACTCTCCTATTATTGATCAGCGAAAGCTGGAGCAGTCGTTGATGTTACGTTTCCAAAAATTTGATAGTTAGTTGTATCAATTCCAACAATAGTCACGTCAAATCCAGCAGGAACATTTAATTGAATACTGCTGTTTGAATTACCATCAGAAAAAACTGAACTCACTTCATTACCATCAGTATCTAAAAATGTTACTCCACCAATGTAAAAGTTTGAGTTGCCTGGTGTAATAATTAAAGCATCTGTTGCATCAGCAGCTCCACCAGCATAAACAAATCTAAATACAGACCCAGCTATTGGTGCAGGTAATGTGTATGTATTATCCTGTCCTCCATCTGGAACAAGTAAAATTCTACCACTATGAGTTGCATTTGTTAAAGTTACATTACCATCAGATAAGCTTACTGGCGCGCCACCTAATGTTGTGACCTCTGTGATTGTTCCAGTTGTTGCATTTTTACTAATAGTTTTGATTGTGCTTTCAGATCTAATAGGACCTGAGAATGTTGTATTAGCCATGTATATCTCCTTGTCTTGGCTGTTGTCGAAGTTAATTCTTCGTCAAGGTAATTTAAGTATATACAAAAAAAAGGGGTCTGAAAAGACCCCTTAATAAAAAACGAACAATTGTTCGCTTATGCGCCTGGTGATCCGAACACACATCTTGGATCTGAAAAACCAAAGGCATAACGCTCTCTAGCTTTATATCTCATGTTACCAGTATCGAAATCAGCTTCCATACTTGTACTTAATGGTGTTCTTTCAAAATACTTGAAACCATTAGGTGCATCTGTCTTTAAGAAAAACGCATCTGTGTCTGTTAAGAAATGGTTAATTGTATAACCCTCTGGTAACATACCCATGTTTTTAATTGCGTTAATATCATTGTCAGAAGTACCTGTTCTTAATGTTGACTCAAGTAATCTATCAGCAACGAATTGTAATGCTGGTGGAACAATAAGCTTCATACCTCTTAAGGCAACAATCATATTTCTCTCATCAACAAATTGTGAAATGTCAATTAGAGCATTTTCTAATGATGTCTCATTAAGGTCTGCAGCTACAGTAAATTCATTTCTGAATGTACCACCACCACCTAAAGGATGATCTGTTGCACAAAGCTCTTTACCATCACCACCTGTAAAGCTTGAGTCAAACGCATTGTTTAACACTGCAGCGGCTTTGATTTGCTTTGTGTGTGACATTGATCTTGCTAACGCTCTTGTATATCTTCTTCCAAGCTGATCGTACAAGTTGTCTTCCATAGCCTCTTCTGTTAAAGCAAAAGCCAATGAAATTGTTTCCATTGTATATCGTGAAGTATATACTTCGTTTGCATCATCAAATGCTACACCAGCACCTTCAGATTTAGTTTGTGCATTACCAAATCCACTTAACATCACTTCTTCTTCGAATGCTCGATCTGAAGTTTCTGTCTCAAAGATTTCAGTATGCTGATTGTCGTAACGATCATATTCCATGCCGAATAAAGCGTTAAGACCAGGTTCTAACTCTTTTACGAGTTGCGCTCTTGATATAGCCATAATCTAATCTCCCTTACGCTAATCCTGCACCCTTTTGTCCAAATATGCTATTTTGAATAACTACTTGAACATTGGTTGCATCGGAACTTACATCGCTGTTCTCTGGGTCTTGCGAAATATCAATCGCTTTCAGAGGTAAACCAGCAGTGGTCGCACCTGTTGTTACATCCAATTCTGCACCTGATATACCAGTCACAGTAGAACCTGAAGTTGTATATACGATGTCAAAATTACCAAATAAATCTGCAATAGGAAATGCAGCGTCACATTGAATCTCATAGATAACATTTGGGTCATCTATAATAAAAGCTTCAATGTCTGAAGCATTTGTACTTGCAGGATAAAAGTTTGAAAAAGTTTCCTTTTTCGTGGTTGGGTCAGTAAACCTACAACCATTGAATACTCCAACTATTGGAACAGTACCACCATCTGCGTGTACTTCAACAGTACCACCAGTGACTTGAGCAACCATGTCACCTTGGAAAATAGCAGTTCCGTAATTGGCAGCGATTCTATATCGGCTTTGTCCACCATGAAAGGCTTGTCCACCTATCATTTTTAAAGGACGCATTCCAAAAGCAGCATCTTGATTTGCCATTTTACACTCCTGTAAATTT